ATATCACCCAAACCTGGGAGCTGTGGCTGGACGCTTGGCCGGATAAGAATTATATCAAGCTTCCCTTGCCGCCACTGGCTTCGGTTACCAGCATCAAGTATTACGATGTCGACGATACGGAATATACCTTTTATGATTCCGAGAACACGGATTATATCTTCATTGATACGAAGAGCGAGCCCGGCTGGGTGGTGCTGAATTATGGAGAGAGCTGGCCGAGCACCACATTGAGGCCGGCCAACGCCGTCTGCGTCACCTTCGTGGCGGGGTACGGTGCCGCCAGCGCCGTGCCCAGGAATGTCAAGCAGGCAATGCTCCTGCTGATAGGGCACTGGTACGAGAACAGAGAGGCGGTGGTTATGGGCAGTATGACCGTTGGTGAGTTGCCGCTGGCTGTAGATAGGCTGCTCACCAAGGACAGGTGCTTCTAATGAGAGCCGGCACCATGCGCAAGCGCCTCACCTTCCAGAAGAAGGTGGAGACGAGGAATGACTTCAATGAGGCGGTCGTCTCCTATACCGACCACGTGACGGTCTGGGGCTCGGTCCTTCCCAACGCCGGGCGCAAGTTCTACGAGGCGCTGCAGGCTACCTCGCAGGTGACCGGGGAGGTCCGCATCCGCTATCGCTCCGATATCGAGCCGACCATGAGAATTAAGCTCGGCAGCCGCTATCTGGAGATAGTCTCTATGGCGAACGTCCAGGAGAGAAGCCGCGAGCTTTTGATTTATTACAAAGAGGGGTTGGACTGATGAAACCCAGTATCTACATACCGCAGAGCCAGATAGATAACCTGGAACGGGCGGGCAACAAGATAGTCAAGGAGCTCAACAAGGGGAGGACGAAGGCGCTGCTAGCGGCCGCCCGCAAGGTGCGGAAACGCATCAAGCAGAAGGCGCCCCGGGGCCCGACGGGCAACCTGAAGAAGGCGGCTTACGCCAAGGCTCTGCCGGCGACCATGACCCGGCCCACGGTCGCCTTCGCCGGCATCCGGGCCAGGAAGGCGCCCCATGCCCACCTGGTCGAGTTCGGCCACGGCGGGCCGCACCCGGCGCCGCCGCACCCCTTTCTCCGCCCGGCCTGGGATAGCATCAAGGATGAAATCAGGCGGGACATCGCCATAGCCTTCAAGCGGAACATCGAGGGGAATTACTGATGCTCATCGAAACAGCGCTGATGACCTTCCTCCTGGCCCAGAGCGGGATAACTGCCCTGGTCGGCACCCGGATACATTTCATGCAGGCACCTCAGGATGTCGAGAAGCCGTATCTTGTCGTCTCTAAAATCTCCGGGCCGCGGGAGCACTCCCATGACGGCGCCGCGGGGCTGGCGCACCCCCGCTTCCAGCTCTCCGCCTTCTCTCAAACTTACAGCGCGGCCAAGGCGGTAATCGCTGCGGTGCAGGCGGCGCTGCAGGGGTACTCCGGGACCATGGGGGGAGATGGAGGGGTGGTGGTCGGCGGGGCCTTCTATGACGACGAGAACGACCTGGACCCGGGGGACGGCACCGGTCTGTTCGGGGTAGCCGCCGATTATATCATCTGGCACAGGGAGACGTAACGGTTTAACGTAACGGTTTGCGTAACGAGGGCCCGCTTCGGCGGGCTTTTTTATTGGAGGCGAAAGCATGAAGTGTCCGGACTGTAATGGCACAGGAAAAGTCGAAAAGCCGGTATCTCTTTCCAGTATGGGGCTGGTCGATTGTGAGACGTGCGAGGGCACCGGGCAGCTGGAGGAGGACCTCAATGAAGAGATAGTGAGACGGCTCGACAGGATAGTCGAGCTACTGGAGCAAATATCGGGAGGTAAAAAACAATGACAGGTGCAGTATCAGCATTCGGGACCAAGCTCAACTGGGACGGAGAGGATATCGCCGAGGTAACCTCCATCTCCGGCCCTACCCAAAAGGCGGACACGATTGAGGTCACCAGCCACGATTCGGCTAACGCCTTCAAGGAGTTCCTGGCCGGGCTTGTCGACGGTGGGGAGATAACCTTCGAGGGCAACGTGGACACCACCGATGCCGCGGGCTTAATCGCCTTCAACACCGACATGCAGGCCCGGGAGGCCAAGACCTGCATCATCACCCTGCCCAGCTCCCTGGGGACCTGGACGGCCACGGCAATCGCCACGGCTCTTGAGTGGAACTATGCCCACGATGGAGCCATGAAGTTCTCGGCCACGGTAAAGATTACCGGCAAGCCGGTCCTATCAATCTCGTAGGAGGGATAACATGACCACAGCAGCTAAATCAACATTCGGGACCAAGCTCATCTGGAACTATCGGGAGCTCGCCGAGCTAATATCAATCTCCGGCCCTACCCAGAAGGTGGACACGATTGAGGTCACCAGCCACGACTCGGCCAGCGCCTTCAAGGAGTTCATTGCCGGGATGATAGGCGGCGGGGAAATCACGGTGGATGGGAACTTCATCACCTCCGATGCCGCCGGCCAGATTGCCTTCAACACCGACAAGCAGGCGCGCACCAAGCGGACTATCTGGATTGTGATGCCCATGGCGGTGGGCGCCGCCTGGACGGCCGAGGCAATCGCCACGGCGCTGGAGATGTCCTACCCCCACGACGGGAAGCTCGGGCTGTCGGCGACCCTGGCCATCACCGGCAAGCCGACGCTGACCGTCACCCAGACAACGGGGATGTCGGGACTAACCGGTATCGAGGAGACCGATTCGACAGCACTCGAGATCTCGCCCGCTATCGCAGTAGGCACCTATGCCTACACCTGCACCGTGGATACCGCCTCAAGCTATGTGAAGCTTACCCCGGTAGCGGCCTCGCACACCATCTACATTCAGGGGACAGCGGTGGATACCGGCGTCCAGTCCGGGGAGATCGCCCTGGGGGCGGCGGGCACCGATACCGTGATATTCATCATGGCATACGAATCGGCTAAGGCGCCGCGGCTCTACCGGCTCACGGTAACCAGGCCGGCGGCTTAAAAGGAGGAGACATGCCTAAGAGCAAAGCACAGGATATCAGAGCCAATGCCAAGAAACTCAATCCGGCCATAGCCATCATGCTGGACAGGGAGCGCCACCTCAAGTTCGGGCTGAGGGCGCTCCGGGCCATCGAGGAGAAGACGGGCAGGAGCGCGCTGGGGGATGAGTTCTGGAAAGATAAAGAGCCGTCGACCGAAGACTTCATCACCCTGATATGGGCCGGGCTGCTCCACGAGGATAAAGAGCTCACCATAGACCAGGTGATAGACCTGGTGGACGAATACAGCAGCATTCCGGAGCTACTCGCTGCCCTCACCAAAGCCTACAAGGTCGCCATGCCGGAGCCGGAGAAGCCCAGGAAGCGGGCCAAGAAGGCAGGGGAGGCGGCGGAAGAAGCCGCCCCTTTAGCATAGACTGGCTGGGGTGGTGGTCTTTCGGGCGGTGTAACCTGCATCTTTCCGACGAGGAGTTCTGGGACCTGACCCTGGCGCAGTTCGTGGCGCTTTCCCAGCAGTACCGGAATAACGAGGAGAGAGACGATTACCGGGCGGCGCTTATCTGCGCCGTAATGGCTAATATCCACCGCAATCCGAAGAAGAGCAAGGTCTATAAACCCGAGGACTTCATGCCCAGCACCAGGAAGGCAGCCAGGAAGATGAACGATGAGGAGATGCTGGCCCAGCTAAAACTGATGAACGCATCATTCGGAGGGGAGACACATGGGTAGCCAACTGGCGAAGTTATTTGTTGTCATCGGCGCCGATATAAGCGGCTTCAGTAAAGGCATGAAGAGCGTAAAGAGCCAGCTCAGTGGCGTCGCCAATAACATGACCAGCATCGGCAAGCAGATGTCCCTGGCGGTCACCGCTCCGATAGTGGCCATCGGGACTCTTGCCTTCAAGGCGGCCGGTGATTTCGACCAGGCGTTCCGCCAGGTTAATGTCATGCTGGGGGCTTCCGCTGAGGAGGCCGCTAACTACAAGGAGCGCATCCTGGATATCTCCGACGCCACCGGGAAGGCTGCCACGGACGTCGTAAATGCTTACTATCAGATAGTCTCCGCCGGATACCGGGGAGCCGATTCTCTCGACATACTGGAGACGGCGATGCGGGGCGCCACCGGGGGTGCGGCTGACGCTGTGAGTACGACCCAGGCCCTCACCAAGGCTATGAATATCTTCAAGCTGGAGGGGGTCGAGGGTAGCGCCAGAGCCATGGACACCTTCTTCGGCATCGTCGATTCCGGCCTGCTTACCTTCGAGGAGATGGCCAATACCTTCCCGCAGGCGGCGACCATGGCCGCCGGGCTCAAGGTGGAAATCGAAGAGGTAGGCGCTGCCCTGGCCACCTTGACCA